GAGCAGCGCCTGCTCCTCCAGCACCTCCGCCATAACGACCGCCACCAGCTGCTCCTGGATTTCCTTGAGGACCTCCTGATCCTGCTGGTCTTGAACCAATTCCACCGCCACCAGATCCAGAACCTAAAGGTGCTGATCTACCTGTACAGTTAGACCCTGCTCCGCCTGCTCCATATCCAGCTGTTAAACCAAAAGCTGTTGAATCACCTCCAGGATTACCTGAAGTATTACCGCCAGCTCCAATTGTTATTGAATAAGAAGTACCTGGTGCAATAGGATGTGAAGTTGTTTCTAAAAAACCACCACCGCCACCGCCAGTGTTTTCTGAGTTTCCTCCAGGTCCATTACCTCCGCCACCTCCTGCAATTAATAATACATCAATTGTAGATTGTCCTGTTTGAGTTGTAAAATTTCCTGAAGCGTTAACAGTTGTAGTTTGTTCTGTAGTATTTCCTACAGCTGGATCGTTCTGTGGACCAATTACACCTCCGTTTCCTATAGGCATATTCTGTACCTCCTAATCAGATATAATTTCATACGAAATCAAACATTCTAAATCTGAGTTCGCTGAAGCTGTTCCTTTAATAATTTCATTTTCTTCCAAATAGAATGATGTACTTTTATCAATTACTGATAATGTTGCATCTGCAGGTATAGATATTGTACTTGCAATTGCTCTATCATTAGATCCATCATTATATTTAATTGTAACATCTGCAGCAGATGAACCATCAATATTTGAAACTAAAATTGAATTAATTTTAAAAACTGTATTTGCAGTAGCTGTAACCAAATTTGTTTCAGTTGTTGTTAAAGCAAATACATCTGTCTTACCGTTAATGGTTGCGACATTTACTATATTTGGGTTTGCCATATTTTCCTCCTATTATCCAAATACTATGGCCATCGCAATTGCTTTTCCAGTAGCAAATCCATCTGAAAATTGTAATTGTCCTGAACCATCTGTAGTTAATCTCTGCCCACTTGTTCCATCAGTAGTTGGAAATTTAAAGTAAGTAGAGGAACCAGTATTTGCTATACCAGTTACATTTATTTGTTGCACATCAATATCACCTAAATCAGCCATTATATCAACCATAGTGGTTCCATCAGTATAAACTAATGTTTTAGCACCTTGTTTAAGAACTACACCAGTTCCTCCTGTAGGACCAAAAGTTAATGTTTGACTTCCTGTAGTGTTATTAAATACTGTATATTTAGTTTCTACTGCATCAGTAAAAACATGAATGTCTCCTGTAAGAGCCCCTGTAAATTCTAATACAGCATTATGTACTTGGTCATCTGTTGTAGAATCATCTGTATTAGATGTAGAATTATTTGATGTTAAAGTAACGTTTGCAGAACCTGCAACATCAACTGCTTGATAACCTTTAGTAGATGCGTCAATTCTGTTAAAAACATAATTAACTAGATTACCCCAAGTTCCTGAATTTTCTCCAGAAGCTTGTCTCTCTAATTTTAATCTCGATGTATAACTTGATGGCATAATTTTTTATACTCCATATTTTAAATAATGTAAATAATATATATTTGTCATGATTTGTCTAGTGAATATTAGTCCAAGTTTCAGTAATATTACCTGTAATTGGATCCCAAAATTTAAGCGATGTAATGTTAGTATTAGCTTGATTTCCATCAATAGTTAAAAAGTTTTCAGAATTAGGTACTATACTTGCAGAGCTAATAGTTACTCCATTTCCAGTTATAGTTAATATTTGTTCTGTACTTAAAGTAATAGTATTAACTGTTGTTGTTAATTCTTCTCCTGTAATAGGTATAAAGTTTTCAGAGCTTGTTGCGATATTTCCTATATTAACTACTAATTGTTGACCAGTAATACTTGTAAATGCAGCACTACCTACATTAATATTTGATACTTCTACATTAGCTTCAAAAGTAGGAGTATTGATGGTAATTGATCCACCTGCTTGTACTGCAAAACTATCTACTGTTGCGGCAACTAAAGGCTCTCCATTAATTGATATAAAATTATTTGTATTTAGAGTTATATTACCTAAACTAGAAATTCCTTGAACAGGTAATAATATATCTTGTGAATTAGTAAATACAGTAGATCCATCTGTTCCATCAAAATGTAATAAATCTATTGTATTAGCATCAGGCGTAAAAGCACTAGATGGTGGTGTAAAATTAGATGAATATCTAACTACATTAGAGTTTCTTAATTCATCAATATAACCACTTAAATAACCTGAAGAATTAAAAACATTATTACCTAATAATAATGTATTATTAGAATAGTCGTCAGTTCCAATACTTCTTGTTATTTGTAAATTACCATCAACATAAACATTACCTGTTGATCCAGTTCTTACAATAGCAATATGATGCCAAGTATCATTAGTTAATATACTTGTAGGAGAGCTTCCTCCCGAACCATCTTTAAAGAAAGATATTTGTCCATTATTATTAGTTAATAATAATCCACTTCCTGAAATTCTAAAATCCCAAAGTGTAGAAGATTGACTTCTTATTGAAGAGCTATAAATCCAAAATTCAGATGTAAAATTGCCTGATGCAAAACCTGAAGAAGTTTCTTGTTGAACGCCTTGATTAGAAGTTCCGTCAAATTCTACAGAGGCATCACCAAATTTTGCTTGATCAGTTGAAAGTGATGTTGTTCCTTCTGCACTAAATGTTGTTCCATCACTTGTAATAATATTTATAGGCGCACTAGCTGTAACACTTACATTATTTAAAGTTGAAGTTACTTCTTGTCCATCTTCTATGAATACTACACCAGAACCAGATACTATTCCTGTTAAATCTTCATTCCACGCACCCTCGCTCCATTCATCTCTACTCCAACCAAGACCAGCATTAAGATTTACTGATAATTGTTGACCAGATATTGTAGCACTGGTTCCTTCACCAATTACTATATCATTTACAGAAATAGTTATTTCTTCTCCTGTAATATTAGATAAAGAATTACCAGTAACTAAAAAATTACCAGAATCAGAATTTAAATTTTCTCCAGTAATAAATGAATTTGAATCTGCAATTAAATTAAGATTTCCAGAAGCTGTAATACTTTCATCACCAGTAATAGTTACAAAAGCATCAGGTCCTGTATTCCACTCAAAAGAGCTCCAAGTTTGTCTACCCCAACCTGTTCTTAATTCCGCAAAAACAGATGTATTTCCAAGTGAAGTAGTTACATTTTGTCCACTAATGACTGCGCCACCCGCAGAGTCATTCCATGATCCAAAGTTCCAATTACCACTACTCCACGGAGTTGACATAAGGATTTATCTCCTTATGCTATTCTAATTAAGCCGTTTGTAGCGTCTGCGTTTGGAAACTGTAACTCAAATGTTCCGTTAGTAGAAGTTTTAACACCACCGAAATCTAATACAGCAATAGCAGAATTACTATTGTCCGCATTATAGATTAATGCAGCTTGAGCTGAAATAGTTGCGTTTGCAAAAGAAACGTTATCAGCATCAAAAATTGCAGTAGTACCATCAGTAGAGATAGTAACACCAGTTAGTGTTGCACCGCCAGTTGTATAATTAGTACCGCTATTTGAAATTTCATTAGCAGTAATATATGCAGCAGTGTTTTGGTCGAGAGTTGCAGTGCTGTCGTAAAGTGCACACTTTAATGTCTGAGCTTCTAAATTTCCGCCAGGCGACATTAAGTCTTGCTTAAACGACACTGTAATCGCTTGAGATATTGCCATGTTTATTGTCCTCCAGTTAATGTGTTTTCGCCTAGTGGACTACCTGGAAACTTGTAGTCAGTTCTTCTGTTTCTACGAGCTTCGTTATTAATAGCAGCCACACTTTCGACATACTTTTGTTTGTATATATTATAGTCTTCCATGTTCTTTGTAAAGAGATTTGCTTCAGATAAACAACCATATAATAAAGCATCAGATGCATTCTCTGTATACCAATTAGTAGTGTTAGTATTAGATAATGGATTAATTCTACCTTGATAACCTAATTCCATAGTATATACAGCATCTGGTGTAGGAGCTAAATATAATGTAGTATCATCAAAATTAGCAAAATATCTAGGTTGACCTGTTAAAGAAGCATCAGGCCAATATTCTTGTAAATATTCTAATGGTTTAATTTCTAAAAATACTCTATTACCCTCACTGTCTATTATATTAAAATAATTTAAAAGCATAGGTTCAATTGCTGATGGAAGTGTAATAAATCTATCTCCTATAGAAGTAGAAGAAGTTACATTTTGATTAAATCCAGTAGGATCAATTTCTCTAGATAATTTTTGTTGAGTATTACCAATAAAGGTATCTAACTGTGCTGTAAAATCAGTTCCTGTATTTTCTGCCCATACTTGAATATCATTCTTTAGGCTGCTGTACGTCATTGGCATTTGGCTCTACTCCTTCAATTTTAAACTTAGTCCATACATGACCTCTAAATGCATATGTACCATAATGCGTAAGAGGACTATGTAGATCAGCATATATCTTTCCACCGATTTTTTGCCATAATCTGCAAAAAGCATAATCTTCTGATAAATATCTATTACTTTTTTCATCAATAATACAGTCAAAAAATGCATAA